ATACACGGGTTTTAACCTGACATTCGATCGTGCTCGAGATGAGCCATACTTGGAAATGGCAAACGCACCACGTGCAAAACGACTAGCTAACCTGGTTGAAAAGTTTATTGCATCCGAATTCCAAACCAAAACTTATCAAGCCGTGGGCACACCAGGCGTCCCTGTTGATTTTAATACAATTCTTGATGCTGATGCCTATATGACCGAGTTGGCCATTCCAGAAGACGGAAAACGATTTGCAGGTGTTGGGCCAAGAATTGCCGCAAATCTATCCAACGACCTTTACACTACATTCAATAACACGGTAAACACTGGTGCATTAATTGATGGATTCGTAGGACATCTCTCTGGTTTTGATTTTTTTAAAACCAACTTTTTGTCACGTCAAATCGCAGGAGCCGGTCAATTAGGTGGCACACCTCCAGCTGGATTCTTATTGGGTGGAGTGGTAACTAATGGCCCAATCACAGGTGGCAATACAATTGAAGTAGACTCTTTGGGGCAAGCACCAGGAACATTAGTCTTTAGACTTGGTGACATCATCGAAATCGATGAAGATGCCGGGGTGTTCATGGTCAACCCATTAACTTACGATGCATTAGAGCAGCGTGCGCAATTCGTAGTTACCGCCAATGTGATTTCAGCAGACGGTGATACCGCAATAATCCCTGTTAACCCAACAATTGTGATTGATGGTGCTCGACAAAACATTTCTGCAGCTATTCCAAATGGCGCTCAATTGCTATTACGTGCCTCTCATAACGTTTCTTTAGCTTATCACACTCAAGCAGTAGTCTTTGCAGCCCCTCCAATTAAAGAATTAAGAGGTGGTGTAGAGGCTGTCACTCGATACAGCGACTTGTATAAATTAGCAATGACTTACTCGCTGGGTGCTGATATTCGTAACTACGAGCAGTTAGACCGTATTGACGTAATTTGCGGTGTGGCGATTAACCCAGAGTTCGCGGTTAGGATTTGTTCTTAAGCAAAGTGGTGAATGACGCTCACTTAAGGATGAGAGAGCGTCATCTTTTATGAGGATTGATTTATGAAAGGTGTTAATGCGGTTTATAACGGAAAAATTGTAGATAGACATAAATTTAGAGCATTTATATACAACTCAGATGGACAGAAAAAACTGGTTGAATCTTGGGATGAATATGAAAAACACATGCAAACAGGACTTTGGTTTTCTAAAAAGAAAGAAGCCGATGCCATGAATGAACTAAAAAATGCAGCTGAAAAAGAGGCTGAGATAGTCGTTCAAAAGCCAAAAAAGCAGCGTGTTAAAAAAGAAATGAAATCACAGGAACTTAGTGAAGACAAAGAAGAGGAATGCATTCAAGAAGGATTTATTGAAGAAGTTCCTGATAATGAAGTTTATGAAGTAAAAGACGATTTTTTGCCTAATGGGGTTTAATCATGGCTACTTCGGTTCGTGAATTTATATTGCAAATGTATCGCCTAATCAGCGCATCAAATCCTACGGTGCCTCTTCACGGAGATGACCAGATGCTTGCTTTGCGCGTCATGAACCAAATTTTAGACAGTTATGCAAGCTCAGGATTAATGCTCACTATTGCAGATACAAAATCGTGTCCGATAAATCTTGGTATTCGAGAAGTTGTATTTACCAATAGAGATTACCCAACAACTACTACGCAAACAGAAATAGTGACATTAACAATAGGCTCACCGGAATTTAATGTGGTGAACGGTGGATTTTATTTTGTAGGAGATTCAGTAAGTGGTAATGGAATACCTGCTTTTAGTGTTATTAATGATATTTCTGGAAATACTATTACCTTAAATAATGCCGCCACATTAACCGGTCAATCGAATTTGACTTTTGTGCATAGCACAGTAGACCCAGCTATTGTTTATATCAAAGAAGGTCGAATGGCTAATTTAGACAGTGCATGGCTCGTTCTGTCTGGCGTCACTTATCCTTTAATCGATAAAAGTCGTGATGAATACTTAGCTGCATGGAAATATGAACCATTACAAGGATTGCCACGTTTCGCAATTACTTATCCAGAAACTGATTTGGTTCGCGTACAACTCTATCCTGCGCCAAGCCAATTTTATCAGTTTTTTTGTCGTGGTAAGTTCCAACTTACCCCATTAACGGCAAATGATACATTACAAAATCTACCTCAATATTATGAGCTATACTTGTTATATGCTACAGCTAAATATGTAGCGCAGTTTAAAGGACGTGGTTCTGCATGGACGCCTGATTTAGAAGCAAATTATCGTGAGCTGAAGGACAATATGGAAGCGGCAAGCGAGGTGAATTTGTCGATTACTGGTGATGAGCAAAGTTTGCTCAATGGGGCGTGGCGAGTTAGGGCAGGAATATAAATGGGAACTGCTAAAATTGAAGAACTTCCGATCTTTTGTTTTTTTGATCGCCAAAGATTCACCCAGTTCGGTGCAATGGACTGCGCTAACTTTTACGGAATAAAGGTAGATAGCGGAAAAAAAGTTCAAGCTTTGTATCCTGCTATGGGGCGTAAACACATAAGTTTGTTCAATGAAAACAAATTAATCTTCAATAGCGAACCAAGAGCAATCTTTAAATCCATTAATTACATGTATGTAGTTGATGGAACAACGGTATATCAAGTTGATAGATTCTATAATCAACGAACGATGCCTTTTAGCGTGGCTTTAGGTACGCCAATTTGGTTTGCGACCTTACCTGTAGGCACTCAAGTATTTAATATGCTGACCGATAATGAGCATATTTATGTCATCAAAGAAAATGGCACTACATTTACTACGGAGTTGGTGACCGACCCAAATGCGCCTGGGGGCGCTGATACAGGTGGAAAACCCCTGTATGTAGCTGCATTTGGGAACCGATTTGTAGTAAGCATGGCAAATTCTCCAGATTTTTATTTGACACAAGTTAATTTGGCAGGAAATAACAACACTTATTTTACTTTTGGAACTCCTGGGCAGGCATTGCAAGCCCGTGCCTCTGGGATTATTGGGCAATTTGCTGTATTGCATAATCAATTGTACATATTTTGTGATTTTACGACTGATGTGTGGTCAAATATAATTACTCAAATCACTGTAGGAACTGTGACCACTGAGTTTCCATGGAAATTAAATACTTCTTATAATTTTGATTTTGGTATTGCAAATCCTTACAGTTTATCTGTTGATTTCGGCATGATGTGTTGGCTTGCGCGTAATTCAAATGGTCTTGTTTCATTTATGATGAGCAATGGACAATCGCCTCAGGACATTTCATCGCAAGCGATTAACGTTCTTTTGGAAAATTCAGACCATCCTGAGTCAGTTAATGCTTTTTTGGAATCGAATGTTTATGGATTTTTATATCAATACGAAAATACTATTTTTTATCGAGTAGCTGCTGGTCGCTATTATAATTTTGGTATTTTAGATATTTCTGAGAATGCGCATTGCATTGAATACAACTTTGAAACCCAGACTTGGGGGCGCAATATTGAGCTCAATGGGGAAAGAAATCGCATTGAAAAGCATGTTTATTTTAATAACACGCATATTGTAGCCATTCAGGGTGATGCGGCGCTTTATGCGATGGCGGGTAATATTTATCATAATGAAACATTAAACCCAGAACAATCTAATCATCAAGAGCCTGACTCGTTTTTAAAATACCCGATGCGTTATGAGTTGGTGACTAAGCAGATTTTCTTACCTGATTATTCGGAGTTCATGGATGAATATGTCGAAATTGACTTTGTATTTGGTAATAAGACGTTTTATAAGAGCAATGCTCCCTTTGATAATACTGTGTTTATTGTTGATGAAGACAGTACAGATGAGTCGCCTATATATCTGGTCACAGAAGATGATCAATTCCTTATTACTGAGGGAAGTAACATCCCCCAATTTGACGACAATCATTATTATGCGCTTTTTAAGCCTCACATTGAACTTTATTATTCTGATGACGGCGGTGAAACTTTTTTATATGCAGATGTAAGGGAATTTAGCCCATTAGGCGCTTATCGATGGCGAATGAGGTGGTATGAGCTTGGGTGTAGTAGAAATCGTTGCTATAAACTTGTTTGTGTCAGTTCTGCGCCTATAGTTATATTGGGGGGTGTAAGAAATACAAAACGCGTGTCTGGTGGAGCTAATTAATGACATTATTTTTAGATAGGATTGATTCGGCACCCTTGTCCAATTCGAATATAGACATGCAGATGATGCAATGGATTGCCATTTTGGTGGATACATTAAATGAAACCATTTTAGACATTCAAAATGCATTTAATTTATTGGAAGCTCAAAGTTATACGGATGTTGAGATTGCACAGTTTGAAACAGATGGAAATTTAGTTGATGGAGTGATTCTTTATGACTCTGTTAATAATGTATATGTAGGGCGGCAAAATGGGGCGTTAGTACAATTTACTACGTTCGCTTATCCATAAGGAGTATGGGCTATGAGTTGGTTATCCAGTTGGTTGCATCCCGAAAAGGGATATGAGAAAGGACAGGAACAACTTGATAAATATTATCAGCAAGGACAGGATTATTTAAATCCTTACAATCAATTTGGTCAGAATGCTTATGGTCAATATTCTGGTGCTATGAATGCTTTGTTAAATCCTGCGGAACTTCAAAATCAATGGATGAAGGATTATCAACAAAGTGATTTATCAAAGATTGGACAAAGTGATGCGATGCAACATGGGTTGAATGCAGCTAGTTCTCTTGGGTTAAGTGGCTCTAATACTGCACTTAATGCATTACAAGGGGGTGTATCGCGCATTGGCGCTGAGGACAGGCAGAATTATTTAAATGATTTGATGCAGAAATATATGGCTGGAACTGGAATTGCGGGCAATATCTTTGGTCAAGGTGCTAATGCTGCGGGTCAGATGGGGCAGAATGCTATGAATATGGGGCAAAATTCAGCAAATATGCAATTTGGAAAGCAGAATGCACAAGGTGATTTATTTGGTAAAACAGTGGGTGCAGGAGTTGGGGCTTTAGGAAGTGCAGCTGGAATGGCTCTTGGAGGACCTATAGGAGGTGCATTAGCAACACGATGGAATTTAGCTGGAGGTAAATAACTATGGCACTTAACATTCCAATGCCTGGTTTGCCAGGTGATGCTTTATTGAAAGGGATTAATACTGGTTCTCAGATGTTTTCACGTATCATGCAGCCTATTATTCAGCGTGAGCAATTGGCAGAGCAGGGGAAATATCATCAAGGTTCTTTGGCTGAACAAGGAAAGTATCATGGTGGATTATTAAAGCATTATGAAGATCGGTTAAAACAGGAGGCTATTCATCAGGCGCAACAAATGGCATTGGCTAAGCAGAAAGAGGCTCGTCTTTGGGCCATGGCTCCTTTGCAGCGTCAGGTTGAATTATTACGCATGAGAGCCTTGCAAGAGAAGTTAGATCCAAATCACGAAGTAAATCAGATCAAAAGATTGTATGAGTTAGCCAATAACCCAGAATATGCAAATCAAAGTCTTGCTGGAAATCAGAATATACAGCCTAATAACGAATTATTACGTGATAAATTAAGTGCGATGGGAATGTTTGGGCAAAATAATGAATCTATGACAGGTAAAGGTCAATTTCCTATGCAAGAGCAAATGGAAGCTCCTGAATATCCTATTCCAGAAACAACATCTAAAGTAAACGAATCTTCAAAGCCTAATTTGATGCAAATGATTGTGGGTGGCGCATTGAAAAAGAGAACTGGGGTTAATCCTTTTGCCATAAATAAAGAATCAGCATTGACTGGAGCGGCTCGCGATGCAGAAAGCATGAAATTATTGGCAGAAAGAGAAGGAAAAAATAGCGAAACTTATAAAATGGCCGAAGCCATTCAACGCGATAAAAAACAAATGCATGAAGATTTATCTGCTATTAGACAAAGGCAAGCTAATGGCCTTAAACCTGGTGATACAGAAATAAAAGACCAACAAACAGGGCAAGTTATAGGATTTAGAAAGCAAACTACAGATAAACAAAAAGAAGCCGCTAAAAATACCATTTTATTTAATCAGCTTTATCCTTTAGTTCAGGGTTCTGCCAAATTATCTGGACCAGGTGCGACCGCTCGATTTGAAGAGGCTGCCCGAACTTATCACACAAACCCTAACTCTAAAAAAATAATTGATGATTTGCTTATAGCAGATAAAGCGGCATCAACTACAGCGGTAACAGAAGCATCTCGATTTAATGCGGGCCATACTAACCAAACATTTAATCGGTTAGTAGATACTTTAAAATCTGAAGATATACCTAAGAAACTTAAGAAATGGATTAAAGAATATGGAATTCCTGCGGAAGCAAATATTAAAGCTGACAAAAGATGGCAAGAAGAATTAAATAAAGCAGAGAAATTAGCAAATAGTCGAATTCCTGCAACTATGGATTATTATTTTGATCCAGATAAACAATTCGCTCATCAACAAGAACAACAAAATGCTGAAAACCCATCCAATGAAAAAATTAAAGTATGGGATAATATAGATAATAAATGGGTGGAAATAACTCAAGAAGAATTTGATAAGGACAGGAGTTAATAATGGGACGATATTCATTAGAGAAACCATTAAATCAAGGGCGTTATAGCTTAGCTCCTCCTGAAACTATTAATGCAACGGAAGAAAATGAAGAAGACGCATTGACATTAGCGAAGGGCCAGATTGGCGCACAATACCCTAATTTACCGGTTTGGTTGCGTGATGCCATATTAAAAATTACACCAAAAGATGAGTCACCAATGCTTGCATCAGCTGCGCGAGGGGTTACAGATGTGACTGATTATATTCCTTCTCTTTTAGGAGGTTCCCTTCAAGGGGCATCCATTCCTATTCGTGGCGTAGCAGGTTTAATACCCACTGAATTTACCCAAAATCTATCACATTCCCCTGATTTAACTTCTTTATTTCCAAAAGCACAAGGATTTGGTCAAGAAACAGCTCAATTAGGCGCGGAACTCGCAGGGGGCGGAGGTTTATTTGGGAAATTATTTCAAGGTGCTAAATATGCGTCTCAAGCGGCTAAAGTACCAAAGGCATTGCAAAATACTACTGCGTTGGCCGCTTCAGGTGCAATGGGAACCCCTGGAGATATTACGGATAGATTATTAGGAGCTGGTGGCGCTTTAGCATTAGGGGGTGCTGGAAAAGTAGCATCTAAAGTTTTTGAAAAAGCGCCTAAAATGATTAAAGGATTATTTTCAGAATCAACACCTGAGTCATTAATAGAGTCAGTGCAAAAGCCTCATGATGTTTTAGAAAGAAGTGCTAGTGAACTTTATGATCAGGTTAAAAATGCAATTAAAAAGAGAAGAATAACATTTTCAAAATTGGAAAAAAACAATCCATTGGATGCACTTATAGACCAAGCAAAAGAATATTTTCCTCAAAGAACCACAGCCACGCGTGATCTTTTTGAAAGGGCAAAAAAAGGTGATTATGATGCAATTCATAACATTCAAAGTAGTTTGTATAAAAAAGGTACAAAGCAATTATCTGGCGATACTCTTGTAAATGAAAATGAAGGGGAAGAAATATTAGACCTAAGAAAAAGAATTAATGATCACATTACAAATCATTTAATTAAAGAAGGTCATTTAGATATTGCCCATGCTTTAGAACAAGGTAAAAAATTATACTATCAACTTCAGAAAACATATTATGATAAACGATTACCTAAAGGAATTGGAAAGTTGGTTCATCCTGAGTTAAGAATTGTTCCCGAAAATCCCGAATCATTATTCAAACAAAATTCAGTTCCTATGAAAAGATTTTTAGAATCACATCCTGATGCAGCAAAGCATATTGAAGGACTTAAAAGTAAAAGCGAAGCTAAAAAAGCGCTTACAAAACTTCTTTATAAGACAGGCGGGGCTGGAGTAACTATTGCAGTTGGTAAATCAATTTATGATTTAATCAAATAATTTTTCTATTATTACATGCCAAACATAGAATATGGCTATAGTTATTATAAATATTGTCATAATAAACTCCTAAAAATGGGAATAATAAATACAGTAATCAACAATAGTTTTTATGATTAACAAATAAGCTAAGAAGTATAGTTTTATATTGATCACATTAACTTATCCATTTAAAGCCATGAGCCATTAACCCAAGTAGGCCAAGGAATCCAGACCCCATGATTCCAAGCATCCATTTTTGATGAGATTCAATTTTGTCGAGTAATTTATAAATATGGTCAAAATTTTTATAAATATCTTCATTTTTTTGCTTTAATAATTCTATTTGAAGTTGCTCTTCTGTGTATGGGGCACTCATGATTTTCTTTTATTTCCGTAACATTTTCACCTTTATTTACTAAATTATATGATGTTAAATGACCAATAAACAAGCATTAAATAAGGAGAATTTAAAATGCCTTTTAAATCAAAAGCTCAAGCCAGATATATGTTTGCTAAAGAACCAGAGATAGCCAGAGAATTTGCAGATAAGACTAAAAGTATTAAAAGTTTACCGGAAAAAGTTAAGAAAAAGAAAAAGAAATAGTATGATGTAAAAAACAAAAGCCGGGTCATTGGGCGCCAACCCTACCGGCTTATAAATTCAACAATATCCCTACAGGAGTATTTTAGCTTATGGCTAATCTAATTTCAAACGTTCCCTATGACCAAGTCCCTCATATTGTATTAAATCATCCAGAAACTAATCCTGATCATGTATGCATTATGATTTATCTTTATAAAGTATTAAAAGATAAATCAAAAATAATATATACCAATGAAACATTATCAATAAATTGTAAAATTCCTTTAAGAACAATAGAAAGAAGAGTTTCAGAACTTCAAAAAATGGGATTTATTATTTGCTCAGGAAGAAGTTACAACAGAAGAAT